CCAGCGCGGATGGGACGGCAACGACGGCCAGCGCCGCACCAGCCTCGAGGTGAAGTTCCCCCGCTTCCGCGGCGTCATCCCCCGCAAGGGCAACCCGCAGCAGGGCTCCTTCAGCGCCCCCAAGGGCGGCCAGCAGGGCGACCCCTGGGCCAACGCGGGCGCCCCCTTCTAATGTGGAACTGAAACGCAAGACGACCCACCCCCACTCTAGGGGGCAGGTCATCTGCGACGCCTGCTTCACCACAATCAGGCAAGGGCTCATGTACCGGAGGGACACCTGGAAGGACGGAACCTACCACTGGTCCCTCCGGTACTGCCCGGACTGCTGGCTCATCCTCGACGAGGTAGAAGCCAACACGCACCCCACCTACGGCGGCCCAGACGCCGAACACTACGAGCAATGGGCCGCCAGCCACATTAACACGGAAAGAGCGCAGTCATGGATACTGAGGACATTCCCAGCCTAACGAACACCCACCCATCGGAGGCGCCCGCATGGTGACCATCACCCGCAACGGATACCGATGGCGCGCACACATGGAATGCGACGCGTGCCACATCGCCAAGATAGAGCAGGCGCACCCATGCAGCAAGCCATGGGTGGCCGTCGAATCAACAATCAAGACCACGGCCCGCACCCTCGGCTGGAAAGTCGGAGCGGAGACAGCCATCTGCGGAACATGTAGGAGGCAGAAGTGACCAAGACATGGCGATACGTGGATGCGCGCTGCACATGGAAGCTCATCGCCCACTACCTCACATGGAAGTGGCGACGGCAAGGTTACAGGACAGCATACGTCTCAGTGAACCCTTGCAAGGCGCTCGTCGGGGCGCTAGACTACAACCATTCCGGTGAGTGACTCCGCTGGATGTGGGATAGGTGAACGGCCCGGGGATTGACCAAGATGTCTCCCCGGGCCGTTGCCATACTCTGGATAGAAAGACAATACACCAATGACCCCCCTTGATGAAGCCATCATCGAGAACGACCTCCTCCCCGAGGACCAGCGCGCCAGTAACGTAGAGCTCGCCGAACGATTCAACACCTCAGAGTCTTCCGTGCGCAGGCACCGCGCCAAGCTGAAGCGCCGTGGCGCCCCCGACATGGGGCATGACGCGTTCTTCAATGACGTCCCCGTAGATGCCATCGTGCAGCGCGGGAAGACGATCCGCCTCCCAGACGGCTCCTATGAGAAGATCACCTGGAAGCCCGGATCGGCAGAGATGTCTGAGGCTAAGCGACTCTCCTATGAGGACCTGACCCCCGTCTTCCGGGAGCCCCTCCTCCCCAAACCTACTAAGGTCTCTGACGACTCCACGAAGGTCGTCTGCCTCGCCGACCTACAGGTGGGCAAAGCCCTTGAAGACTCAACTCCAGTTCTGACGCCTACCGGCTGGACCACTCACGGCGAACTTAGGCCTGGGATGCATGTCTATGGGCGTGACGGTCAGCCGAAGCGGATTCTGGCGGTAACCGGCTCCACCGAGCAGGACCTCTACGACGTCACCTTCCCGGAGGGGCGGGTCCTGCGGGCAACCTCAGGGCACCTTTGGAGCGGGAGGCGCCGCATGCACCCGAAGGGCGACACGTCACGGTGGGAGGACCGCGAGATGACGCTCACCACCGAAGAGATCGCCCGGGTAACCCGAATGAAGGTAGGGAAGATGAGGCCATTCAAGGTGTGGTCTCACGCGCCGGTAGAGCAGCCTGAGGCTAACCTGCCTATCGACCCCTACATCCTTGGCTTCTGGCTCGGAGATGGGAGCTCACACGATGGAACCATCACCAAAGGCGCCGTTGATCGTGAGCACCTGCTCACGCTTGGGCATGAACTCAAGTCCGGGGAGGGGCTGTGCACTGTCCTCGTAGACGGCTTGACTCGCGCACTCCGGCTTTCCGGGCTTCAGAAAAACAAGCACATCCCTGAGGAGTACCTGTACGCGAGCGTTGAGCAGCGTCGCGCCCTCATTCAGGGCCTCATGGACTCCGATGGGTATTGCAGCCCCAAGACTGGGGCCATAGAGTTCAGCAATACCAACAAGAACATCATCGACGGCCTGTTGACGCTGCTGCACCTGGAAGGGATTGCCCCCAAGGTCACCACTGCGGTGGGCCATTACGGTGACGTCCAGTGCAAGCAGTACTGGCGAGTGCAGTTCCGGTCCGACCGGCCGATGTTCCGCCTAGAGAGGAAGGGGAGTCGTCAGCGGTCGAGTACGGAGCGGCGCGATCATCGCCTGTCGGTGGTTGACGTTATCCCCGCCGGGCGCGGCATGGCGCAGTGCATCACCGTGGAGGGAGGAGAGTATCTCGCTGGCCGCGAGCTCACTCTCACTCACAACTGCGGAAGTGGCGGCGGCACCGAGGACACAACCCGGCTCGTCCGCAGGGCTATCAGGGACATCGCGGACGACATTCGCCTCCGTGGCCCCTATAAGCGCATCATCCTCGCTGACGTGGGCGACTCCACGGAGGGCTTCTGGAACGTCGCCAGCCAGGCGCAGACCAACGACCTCTCTCTCACCGACCAGATCAGGGTCGTGCAGCGCCTCTACGCCGATGCCCTCCAAGCACTCGCCCCCCTCTGCTCATCCCTCTACTACGTGGCCGTCCCATCCAACCACTGCGCCGTCCGCACCGGCCCCGGCAAGAACAGCCGCGCCAACGCACCGGACGACGACTTCGGCATCATGATCTCCAAGAACATCGAGGACATCATCGCCGGCCGCCCCGGCTACGAGCACGTCACCTTCCACCGACCCGAGAAGTGGGAGGAGGCCGTTACTGTGGATGCCGCCGACGGAACCCGCATTGGCTTCACGCACGGCCACCTGGCGGGCCAACAGTCGAAGGTGGCAGGATGGTTCAGGGACCTCGCGTTCGGGCGCAGGAGCGGCCTCTACGACGCCAGAATCCTAGTCCACGGGCACTGGCACAACTTCGCCGTGAGTCAGGCCGGGGATGCTCGCTGGATCATCTCCTGCCCCTCAGCAGACCGGGGCTCCGACTGGTGGACGAACCTGTCTGGCGACTCCACCCGGCCCGCAATCCTCACCTTCGAGGCCCAGGGCGGAAACGCCTCATCCTGGGAACTCTACTCATAGACAGGAGGTGAGTATGCGCTGGTATTGGGATGCCACACTCGGCAAGGTAGTGAGTGGCTGGAACTGGAAGCTGCATCACTTCTGGTGAGATGACACAAGGCCCCCGCTTGTAATCGACGTGATACAAGCGGGGGCCTTGTTCTATCCTCGGGCGACCTTGCGGATCGCCAGATCGTGCACCATCATGCCTTGATCGTGGCCAGCGCCTCAGCCGTAGGCGCAGCCCAGCCGACGATCTTCACGCCCGCAGTCTTAGCGAGAGCTCGAGCAGACTCCTGCTCATCCTTGTTGGACACAAGGACCCACACGCCGTCAGTGAAGACCTTAGCGGCCGCACCCCAGCCAGGCGCCCCGGCGGTCGGGCCGAGGATACCGAGCGTGGAGTTCTTGACATCCGTGACCTGCCAGTCAGCGGGGCCGTCCGTGTTATCGGACACGAGCTTCAGGCCCGGCGCGCCAGCGACAAGCTTCGCCCGCAGGGCGTTCTCTGCGCGGCCAAGGATGGCCTCATACGTCTTCCCAGTACGGGTAAGGAGGTAGGAGGCGATCTTCTCGGTCGAGTTGGCAGACCACTGGGCCGAGTAGTCCTCCAGGCCGTTCCGCGGGTTCGGCATGACCGTGATCCCGGCAGCCTCCAGGGCATCCAGGGAGGCCTTCATGGATGCGGCGTCAACGCCACGGGACTTGATGCCAGCCAGGCCGCCGTCGGAGAAGTTGTAGGTCTTTCCGTCAGTTCCGGTGTAGCGGGTCTTGATAGCCACGGCGGCGTCAGGGCTGGTGGGGGAGATCGTCTCATCGGTGCGGACGACCGGCAGGGCCACGCGATCCGGGTGGAGGGCGGCGACAGCCTTGATCTCGTCCAGCGTGTAGGCCGTGCGATCAGTCTTGCCCCATCCGCTCTGGAGCCAGGCCATGACTGGCAGGCCATCACCTGCCGGAGCTGGGGTCGGGGCAGGGAGTGCCGACTGGGCAGGAATGACAGCACCCTGAGCCGTGATCCACGAAGCCAGGGACGCCAGGGCATCCGTGATGTGCTTCGCAGCCGCAGCACCGAAGGCAACAGAGCCGATCTTAGTCGGGTGCGTGTCGTCCGCCATAAGGAGAGTGTCGCGAGTGCCGTCGCCGCGCTTCGTACCCTCATTGCCGGTACCAGACAGGACGTCGGACACCTGAACCGTAGGCGCACCGGCCGTCAGCGGAGTCTCACCAGAGGCGGGGGACCATGCCCGGGTGACCCGGTAGGCGACACCGTTGTAGACCACAACATCGCCCTCGGCGCACTGTCGTCCATCTCGCCACGGCACAGCCTGCTTGTCGGCCACGCCGAGCCAGTCAACGAAGGCGACGCCGTTGCCCAGACCGCCGGCCGCCTCAACGCCGGCCTTGTGGGCCTTGACGTTGACGTGCGAGGGGCTAGACAGGAGCCGAGACACGGACGACGGCTCCGCACCAATCATGACGATCGGAACCTGCGGCAGCTTAGCGCGAACCTTCGTGATGAAGGTCTTCACGGCCTCCGTGATCTTAGAACCAGCAGGGTCACCATTCTCAATCACCTTATCAGAGTTAAGTGAGCCGATGGTCACGATGAGGTTCGGTGCGGCGGCGCAGACGGCGTTGACACGCGAGTCAACCTCGAATGAGAGGTTACCCTCCTTCGAGTGCGCGAAGCCCGAGCCGTCCACGGAAGACACCACGGGGATGCCGCCGATAAGTCGCGAGATGGCCGCTGGCTGGTTGAATCCAGCGCCCATCATGGACTCCGTGGACCAGGAGTCGCCAAAGTATCCGACCGTAGCGACCGGCTGGCCCGGCCGAAGCGGGAGCAGCGCCAGCGGGGACGTGCTACCTCCACCCGAGTGGGCGGCGAGCTCGCTCTTTGTGGCGTAGGTTGTTGCTGCGGTGGCGGACGTCAGGTATGCCGACATGTCGGGAACCGACGAGATAGATCCACTGACCGCCTCGAGAGCGCTCTTCGTCGCGTACGTTGAGGCCGCCTCATCCTTCGATAGGGCCGCTGTTGCCGCGGACTTCACGCCCTCAAGCTTCGCTGACAGGGTGTCGTCAGCCTGCCGCATCTCCGCCTTCGTGGCGTAACTAGACAGGTCAGGTGCAGCCTGCCCGCCAAGCTTTGCCTGCGCAAGATCCTCCTTGGTGGCGAAAACCTCGTCGGCCTTCCCCTTGCTGTACCATGTTAGGTCAGCCATTGATTCCGTCCTTCCAAGTAAGAAGACCGCCACCTACTTCGGCGATCTCATCTGAGTTGATGGCCTCCAGGAGACCGTTTCCTGCATTGCGTGCCTTAGGTGACGACATGTCCGTCACCCTGCGGTCGGCGATGATGTCGGTCAGGTCTACTGTCGTGTTGGCGACAATCCCGGCGAAATATTCTTTCCGCCCGACTGGGGTGCCAGGGATGTCAATCACTACGTGATAGTTGCGTTCGTTATCCGCGAGTGAGGCTGGCGCAATCAGCCGAAGAGGCTGCCCATCCTTGGAGCTGACGAGCTCGCCATCGGGGGTCAGCTTGCCTACCACATAATGCGCGACGACAATCCGTCGCCCACCCACTTCACCCCCCTCGTACGGGACGAGAGGAGTGAACTCAACCCTCCCCTCGCGGCCAAGTCCATCAGGGCCAATGACGCGCCCTGTGATGTTGGCGTATCCACTCATGGCGCCTCCTTATGCGTCCTAGAGTTGCTCTTCATCCTGTCGATTCTGTCGTGAAGCGACTCGACCTCACTGTAGAGGTGTGCACGGTCAGTGCGAGCATCATTCCTGACCCCCTCAACCTGCCCCTCCAAACTCCGAAGCCTATGAGACTGCTCACTAACACTGTCCCTGAGTGCCCCCACAACCTCAGTGAGGGCATCCATCTTGGAAGTCAGGTCATCGAAGCGCATATCCAGGTCGTCTCGCAGATTGGTGGAGTGGTTGTTGTGCACCCCCTCGGATGCGGATTCGGCGGCATTAGCGGCACGCGCGACATGAACACTCATGCGTTCAAAGCGCTCATCGTTACGTTCCTGCTGTCTCTTAATTCTACTTGCGAGGCGGGCGACCAGTGCAGCCAGCAGGGCGACTGTAGCCGCAATGAGATCAGAAGATGTGAGGATTTGCCCTATCGGCAAGACGCTCTCTACTGGCTGCATGGTCACTCAGCCCGCGTGACGAGGAGTGTACTCGACGGGGGCCGTGGCGATCGCCTTGTCGGTCTCCTTCGCGTCAGCGATGGAGGTCAGGACACTGGCAAGCACGGCAGTCGCCGTAATACCAAGGGCGCCCTTCCAGTCAATGTCGAGAACGCCGACACCAATAACGACGGAGCCCAGGAGAGTCTGAGCGAAGGTCTTAATCGCCCGATCAAGTACACCGGACCAGAATGAGGCGCGAGCGTAAATGCTCATGCATTCACCCCTTCACATACAACTAGGGGGCAGGACTTCTGCCCCACCCCCTAGTTTACACTGCGTCAAACGAGGTCACATAAGCCGGAACGACCCCGGGCGAGACCGGTTCAGGGCCTCCTGAAGGGCAGCCCACGTGGCCTCGCCAGGCTCGCCGTCCACATAGTCGCCGAAGTCCCAGCCGTCAGCGAAGCGGGCCCACACCTCAGGTGCGGCGGGCTTCACCCAGCACCACGCCCAGTACTGGAAGACCCGCACACAGTGAGAGTCCCAGCCGCGATCCTCGGGGAGGCGCCCATTACCGGTGAGCATCTTCTGGGAATGCTCAGGCACCGTCTTGTTCAGGTAGCGGCGCAGGTTAGCCACAGCGAACGTCTCGTTGTAGCCGGGAGCGAAGACGTCAATGAGGCGCTTCACCGTAGCAGGGCCATACTCACCATCCACCTGCAGGGCGCCTGAAGTGGACACCGGGGCGGGAGCTCCGGAGATGACCTGCCCGCCGCCAATCATCCGGTCCCACGTGGCGCGGTCGCGCAGGCGGTTCAGATCAAGCGTCCCGTTGTAGCCGGGCAACCTTCCATCCTCCGTGTACTGGTGAATCAGGGGGGACCCCCAGTAGGAGACGCTCGGGACAGCCGGGTCGCTGTAGGAGGTCCCGTAGTCCGAGTAGTCCGGACCACCGGCATACCAGAGGGGGTACTCGCGGGCCACCGCAGACCAGTCGTAGCCATTGACGGCAGAGCCATTCATGTAGATGCCCGGCGTAGAGCCCGTCAGGGACCGTACCGTATCGAGGAAGGTCTTCGCCCAGCCGGGGCCCTGCGGAACGGCGTTCGCCTCCCAGTCGAGCCAGAGAGTGGCCTTACCCACGTAGCCGCGCACAGCATCCACGAAGTAGCGGGCCTGGGCGGCCGCATCACCCGGGCGGGCGAAGTGGTAGAAGCCCAGGCGCTTACTGGCCCCGAGGGTGGCGTTAGCCTGCGACCCCATGTAGGGATTCACATAGTCGTCATCCTCGGTGGCCTTGACAATCACGAAGTCGGCCCACAGTGCCCCAACATTGAGGCCCGCCTGGTGGCTGGAGATGTCGATACCGTGAGCATGAGCCGGAACCTGGGCGGCGGCAGGGGCAGGGGCGGCAGCCTTGATCTGCCCGGACGACTGGGCCTGACGGAACTCCGGCCACTGGGCCAGGAACTTGCCCTCATCGAAGCGGTGGCAGCTCGTCCACGCCCCATTCCGGGTGTGCAGGTGGGAGGAGTAGCGGACGGTGCGGGTCTCCTGCCCCGTAGTGTCCCCCGCGTAGCCGTCAATAGACCCGTCCTCGGCGATCCACGCCTCCGAGACTAGAGGGTCATCTCCGTCCTCAACGGCGATGACCACGTGGCCGGCGCCACCCTCGTTCGCCGCAGACAGGATCACGTCACCGACACGGAAGCCACCAGCGGGGGTGAGGTCGGAGTCCGCCCACGGGACCTCATTGAAGCCTCGAGCCTCAAGGCCGGGGCGCATGTTCCCCGTCCAGTGGTCGTTAATTTCGGGGAGTGCGGCATGCCCCCAAGGGGCCCCGTAGGTGTCGTGGATTCCGTAGCAGATTGCTCCACACACAAGGCTGGAGCAGTCGGCGTTCTGCGGTGAGCTCACATGCCCAGCCCAGTCGGCGTTCGCATACCACGTGCGCCGCTCGGGCTGACTGTAGCCCACGTTCTCGTTGTCGCAAATCTGGCGGGCCACGCGGGCCGCCACGGCCTGAACTGTCACTTATTCTCCTTCAGTTTCTCTTCCAGCTGCGCCACACGGGCTTCAGCGATAACTGCTCGCTTAGTGGCTGCAGCCACTTCCAGTGCGAGACCATCGATGATGCTCATGGCATCAACCTGCTGGCTGTCCTGCACTTTCAACGCCTCCTTCAGGCTTTCCCGTAGGTCCATAATACCCTCCGCCAAGGACGGCTTCACTTCGGTCTTCACTGACTTCCGGGGCGGGGAGCGCCCACGGCGACTCTCGCGCATAATCCCTCATGATCGGTTCTCCGTCTGCGCCCAGCTCCTTGTCGATCATGCGCGCCCCCTTCACCAAGACTGACACCTGCTCGCCAGGGGCCCCGGCAATGCGGACCTTCCACTCGTCCGAGTTGGTCCTATCCAGTTCCGCTTTGGCGGAAGAGTTAGTGAATACCGCCCATGGGGCCTTTTTGGATGCAATCTTGGGCACATAATTGGGGAGCACCCACTCATGCTTCCCGTCCGCGTCTAGGGTGAGGTTCTCCCAGTATTCGATGCCATCATAAGGGGACTCTGTTGCGGAGTGCTCTAGGCGCATCCCGCCGGACTTCTTAGAGAGTTGCGGGACGCGCATGGTGAACTTCTTATTCCCGCCAATATGGAAGCCGTCATTGTCGATCCAGTACTTGGTCTCGCCAGCCCATTTGAAGCCTAGCCCGTTGGCGCGGTGGACCCAGATTCCCGCGACTCGAGCGTAGGAGTAGTACAGTGCCGCGGATTCGCCATTGGAGTACAGTACGCGAGAACCATTCCAGAAGACCGCAAACTCCCTGGGGCTGTAGTGAATGGACTGCTTACCGATGTCGGCATTGAACCGCCCGACAGTGAGGTCCATTGACGCGTCACCACCCACGCCACTCCCTGTTGCTACCCCAAACCCTCGGTGCCCAATTCTTAGGGATGGCTGAATGTGGTTAGTCCACTTCTTCGGCTCTGGTGAGCGGATAACGATGGATGCGGCCTCCTCGGAGTTGCGTTCCATGGAGATGGTGCCATCTTTCCAGTCGTCAATCTTTGATGTGAAACCAAGGCCGACACCAATGCGTGCACCATCGGTTCCAACATCTGTTCCCGTTTCGGCATACACAACATCTGTGAAGGAACAGTCGGACCATGAGTCAGAACGGCCAACATTGCCCCTAAGAGTGATGCTGCCGGTGCGTGCGTCAATGTTCATTGATCGTTCGCCGCCCGGACTATATAGGTCAATGCCGGAGGTGCCGATCTTGAGGCCCACGTTTGGTTGCCTGTCGGTCTGTAGAGTGGCTCCGGTTATGACCTGCCCGTCAATCGCACCACCCCGAATGTTGCTGGCGGACACCGAGTTGGCGTCCAGCATCCCGGCCTTGATCTTCTCAAACTCACCCTGACGCGCGTTAACGATCCTGGTCCACACGTGCTTCGCGGTCAGGTCCACGAATGAGGCATTCCCTGTCACGGTGAGCTGGTCGGTGGTGAGCTGAAGGAACTTACCGATGTCGCCTGCGATACGCCTGGCCGCGAGGTCGTTGATTGCGGCAGACCCTGCGGTTAGGCGGCCGACGTCCAGATTACTGATCTGCTCACCGGAGACTCGGGCCCGCTCCCAGTCAATGCCGTTCCACTTCCACTCTGCGACAATGTCTAGGGTGGATGGGTCCTGAATGCGGGCCGTGTCCCCGTATGCGTCGCCCGGGAAGTCAGGCTTGTCGGACGCGTTCCCCTTCTGGTAGAACACCTGCCCGAACGTGGTGCGCACGCGCCGAATAGACGCCTCGATGGTTGACTGAGCTAACGCAGCCGCGGCCTTCTGGAACGGGTTGTCTGACTCAACCCACTCCCAGCCCTTATGGGAGTGGACCGTCGTGTTACCGTCAGCAGACCGGTCGTAGGCTGGCGTTGTTGTCTCGCCAGGGAACGTGGCTGAGCCGGGCCACTGAATATACTCATCCATCAAGTCAGCCACAGTTCACCTCACTTCGCGCGGATAATCATGGAGGCGACAGAACCTCGAGGGCGCATAGGGAACGACTGGCCGCCACCAACATCTGTTGCGTAGGGGCGGCGCGGGAACTCACTTGGGCCACTGGAAACCTGGTACGTGTAGCCGTTACCGGAGTCACCAGCCCCAATATCGGTGCTTGCCACAGCGACACGCCACCTCGCGTTTCGGTTAGCGTGCTCGGCGATCTCGTGCCCGTGTGAGGGCATCTCAGCTAGAGTCAGCGTGTGGTGCGTCTCACCGACATTGGTTCCGGTGATCGCAGTGAATGACACGTCGCCCTGCCCATAGACGACCTTCCCTCGAAGGTCAGGGACATTGAACGTGGTCGAGCCGTCCCCACTACCAATACTGGTTCCAATGGCCGCGAACAAAGCTTTGTACTCAGTGCGACTCACCGCCTGCCCGTAACAGAGAAGCCAATCCCTGGGGGGAGTGGTCCCATAGTAAGGGAGGACCGCCCCAATAGGGACGATGGCATTCATGATGGCCAGGTAGGAGCTGTTGACGCTCTCTAATGATGCTCGAGCGGCCGTAGCAGATGAGGTGGCCTTCTCCGCCTCAGCCTGCGCAGACGCGATACCGCTCTCAATCTTCGTGAGCTTAGCGGCAGTAATGGGGGTGCGCCCGTCGGGCCCATCCTTCCAAACATTCCCCGTATAGGGCATGTCAGTCTCCCCTCTTCCTTAGCGTGAATACGCGGGCATCCGGGGACACCCACTGCGACTTGTCCACCACTCCGCTGTCTGGCGGATATGGGCCAGTCTCCACCAATGATACCGCAACCTGCGTCATCGCCTCAGAGAGCTTCTGTGTCTCCTTCAGGGCTTCAGCGCGCGCGGTCCGCTGGAGTACGTCACTCGCCGCGAGTTTTTCCTCTACGCGGCGCACGATGGCGTTGGTGTCGATATTGGCTTCGAGGGTGATGGTGGCCTTGGTCCCCCAGTCTGACTTGTTGCCCGTCCGGTCGTACGACCTCAGGCACACCTCATAGTCTCGGACCTCCAGGCCCGCAATAGACGTGCGCTGAAGCGGGGACGGCATATCCGTGAATCTAGCTGGGGGGCGCCCAGGCTGCTGCACTGACACCTCAACACCGGCGAAATCAGAAGGCATGTTCTGGCCGCCCTGGCCCGAGAAGTCCCACCACACCTGAAGAACGCCCAGAGACTGAGACAGGACCGGCTTAGACGGTACCGGCGGGGCCTCCGTGTCGGTGGCCGTAGTCAGCGAGAACGGGGCAGACCACGCCCCAATAGCGTTACTGGTCTGGGCGCGAACCTTGAACTCATACTTCGTCCCAGGAATTAGGGGGCCAATAGTGGCTCGCACATTGTCTGCCCCCTTGACGACCATGGAGCCGCCCTTGGGGTAGATGTTTGCCATCTCGTTCCATGCGACCTCATAGGAAACAACCTCGACAGCATTCCCCAGGGTGTCAGTCTCCACCCGGCCCCACGTGAGATCGACAAGGGCTCTCGGCCACCCGTCAGCGTTGTTGACCGCCCTGCTTGAGCCAGTCACACCCTGCGGAGGCAGGGGCCAATACTTGGATGCGGGGGCCTGCGGGCGCACGCCGCTACCCGACGTGGAAGCGAGCCCCACGATCCCCTTCGTGCGCTTCGTCAGGCGCCCCAGGAGGCTATCAAGGACCGTCCCGAAGGTGGTGTGCCCCACCACCATGCCATCCTTCTGGGTGACGCTGATCTGCGCGACCTGGAGGCGCTCCATGCCGGCCTTGCGCTCCACCATGATCCAGTCACCGAGACGGTAATCAACCCACGGCAGGAGGTGAACGTCAGTGGCGGCCCACTCGCGCTTAATCTCCTCGCTCACATGCGCACCCGACTTGAGGGTCGCCTCAGCGACCATGCGGGCAGTGGACTCCAGCTCCACACCACCGGCCTCAACGACCTTCTCCACCCTGCGCATCCCCCGGGGGGCGAGGTCGTTGTGGATGAGCCAGGTGCGCCCACCCTCCCCCTTCACGAGTACGTCGGTGCACATGTCGGCCCACGTGGCGGCCTCAGGTGCCCCGGTGAGGGTGGTGGCGAGCGGCCAGCGCTTCGAGGCCGTCAGATCACGCGCCTGAGTGGTGTCCGCGTTGTACGCCTTGAAGGTGCGGCCCTGCCATACGGTGTCGATCATGCCGAGGTCGCGGAGGGAGTCCACGATCTGGAGGAGGCTGATTGTTGGGTCGAAGTAGAGGGTGACGACCTTCGCCCAGTCCTGGTTAGCGGAGTCCTTCGCCGTGCTGGCGTCCAAGGCGAGCCCGGCGCCCCAGCCGCGCTTGACGGCGTTCTGCCACACGGTACTGATGATTGTTCCCGCGTTACGGGAGAGGAACTTGAACTTCCCCTCCTTGTCCTGCGCCTGGATGGGGACAGACCAGACGAGCGCCTCCTTCAGATAGTCGCTGACGTGAATGGCCTCAACCTTACGGGAGTCCGTACCATCACTGACGAGGTTGTGCTCGGTCTTCTGTGTGATGAAACGCCCGTCGGGGAGCTCCTCCCAGTCCCTACCGTTGAAGGTGGCCTCCACAGCCACCTCAACCTCACGCTCGAGCACGCTACCGCGGATGGCATCAGGCCCGGGCGCATAGGACATAGACAGGGTGGGGGTCTTGCCCCTGGGGGTGGTGACCGTCATCTCCAGAATGTCGGGGACGACACCGATCTTCGCGCCCTGAACCTCGTAGGCCACGGCGCGCAGCTGCATTCCGGGGAAGTAGTCGCGGCGCATCAGTATGCCCTCCTCGCCTGGATAGTGCCCGTGGCCCCCGTGACCTGAAGACTGATCTTGCCCTCATGGTTGGGGGTGAGCTGTAACCCCTCGGGGGACATGCTGATCTCAGCGGACGCGTTGAACGCCCCCTGTAGCGGGTACCAGCTTTCGGACACCTGCCTCCACGCCGAGTACTTACCAACATCGATGAGGAGTCGCTGGTCCGTCTCCATGGTTCCGCGCCACGTGAGTGACGTTCCAGAGGTTGCGTCCGTGATGGTGACTAGGTTGCCGGCCGGCTTGAGCTTGAAGAGCGCATCCGAAATGGGGGCAGCCCCGCCAGCCAGGCGCCCCAGGTCACTGAGGTCAGTCTCAACCACCACAGAGTCACGCCACACACCCTCCACGGCCTCGAAGATGACGGTCGTGTCGATAGCCCACTCCCCATACCGCCACGACGGCTGAGACACGCTCACAAGCCGCACAGGCGTCTCCCTGGGAGTAGCGCCCGCCGGGTGGTGCTGTAGGGTGGCCAGCTTGTTTGAGGCCCGCAGAAACGCCATGAGCGCCTGCCAGTTCCTATCAAGGTCGACCCGATCGGCCCCCTCAACCATGAACGCCACAGTCACCTTGAAAGTCCCAACCTTCACCCCAGCCCCATTCAGGATGCCGTTACGGAACGGCACCTCAGTGGACTCGAGGCGCGGTTCAGCCACCCCGGGGAGGAGGGTGCCCTGCATGACCCGCCACTTCCCCGGCCGGTCAAGGTCAACCCCATTCAGGGAGTACTCACTACTCATGGAACCATCCTAGATGCTGGAGGCGAGGCGGATGCCGTCGGCCACGTCGTCGCGGACCTTGGAGTCTCTCTGTGCCTGCGGGTAGTAGTTGGTGATGTTCACGGTCCCCCCATTGCGGTGATCCCCGGGCGCCGGGGCCAGTGACGCGAGCTGGTCGAGCGACTTGCGGGACGGCTTAGCCTTCTCGAAGGACGTCGAGACAGAGGCCGCAATGTCGGGGGACACATCATTGGCGAGGTCCTCAGTGAACCCCTGGAGAGACTTCCTGACCGCCCCATACTGGGACTCGAGACCGTCAATGAACCCCTTCATGACCAGCTGACCCGCGTCCTTCAGGATAACCTTATCAACGGGGGCGGGGCCCTTCCACGAGGGGAGGAGGCTAGTCAGGGACGAGAGGCTACTCTGGACCGAGCTGAACATGGACTTGAGTCCATTGATGAACCCCTGGATGACATTCTTACCCGCATTCCACAGCCATGATCCAGCACCAGAGAACACGTTCTTAATGCTGTTAGGCATTTGGCGGACATAGTTGATGGCGTTGTTGACCCATGTGGAGACGGTATTGGCGATCGTCAGCCAGATGGAGCGCGTAGCATTCAGGGCAGCATTCCAACCGTCACTGATCCACGACTTTGCGTTATTGATGCCAGCACTCACGTAGGAGACGATTGACTGCCACGCAGAACTCACCGTCTGCACCATCGAGTTCCATGCGCTATTCATGATGTTCCAGATGGCGTTGGCGAACACGCCAATCTGCCCCTGAATGAAGGTCCAGACACCTCGACCGATGTTCTTAATACCCTCCCACGCCTGACTCCAGTTACCGGTGATTAGCCCAAGAACCACCTGGATGATGCCCTTGATGGCAGTAATAGCCCCAGAGATGCTCGTGGAAATCGACTGCCAGATAGTGATAACCACAGGGAGGAGCCATTGAAGAACCTTCCCCACCAGCTGGATCGTCGGAATCAGAAGCGCCGCAAGCTGCTGAATGATCGACGACAAGACCGGCAGAACCTGCGGGAGGAGTTCGGCAATAATCGGAGCCAGCTGGGCGATAATCTCAGCGATCACCGGGACCAGAGCCTGAATCACCGGCAGCAGGGCAGCAGACAGCTGCTCAATGATCGGAGTGATGATCGGAACCAGCTGCTGGAAGATGGGGGCCAGTCCCTCAACCAGCTGGGCCACCAGGGGGGCGATCGCCGCCAACAACGTCCCGGCCACCGTGGCGATAGCGCCGAACGCCTCACCCAAGGCAGGCATCGCCGGGGCGAGCGCCTGAACAGCAGTCAGGAGCCCGTTGAAGAAGTTGACGAGACCATCTTGGAAGGCTGGATTCTCCAACGCCGCAGCGATCCCCTGAAGAGCCGTCTGGAGGGTCCCACCAATGAGGGGGATGATCTTCCCTAGAGTGGGCTCCAGTGACACGAACGCCTCACCGAGCGACCCCACGCCACGGAACGCCAATCCGGCCGCCTGCCCCATCGCCGAGAACAGGTTCGACAAGGTAGCCTGGAACAGGGGGCCATTCACAGCCGCGTTCGCGCGATCCAAGGCGGTAGCGATCGAGTCGATGGGGGCAGACCCGTTAGCCATTGCCCTAAACAGGCCACCGATAATGCCACCCAGGTCAACGGTGATGTCCTTCATCGTGCCGAACGCCTTGGCGGCAGCACGAATCGACTCCTCCATCCTCCCTGAACTGGCGGCCTTCGCGGCCCACTGCTCAAACGAGGCGGCAAGATTGTTGGCCCACTGGGCAATACTGGGGAGGAACTTCGCCCCCACCTCACCCATCGTGAGGAGCCCATGCGTGAACGAAGCGGCCCCCGTAGACCCCAGAGACAGGGCCTGAGACAGGTACGTGAGAGACTGCTGGAACCCGGCAATATGGCCACTAGCGGCGTTAGCGATCGCCGCCGTCATCGACCCCAGGTTAGAGGCCACCGACTGAAGCACCGGGGAGAGCTCCTTGATCGCCACGTTAGCGAAGTCACGCATCGGCTGGGCGGCCTGCTCCCAGTAGGCGCCCGAAATCTGCTGCTGAAGACCAGTGAACGCGGGACCAAGGTCAGCGAGGACAGTCTTCGCATCCTTCAATGCTGCGATCAGTACGCCAGCGCCAGCGGCCGCAGCACCGAAGATTCCCGGCAGAGCCAGCAGGGCCGGAGTTGACTTCGCCAGGCCAACACTCAGTGACGAGAAAACACCCAAGCCTGAACCAATCACCGACACCGCACCACCGATGACGGTAGACATGGTGCCCATCTTCACGGCAGCAGTATCGAGATTCCGGAGGAAGTCATTCAGGTTCCTGCCGATGGACTCGAACACGTTGCCGCCAGCGAGAGCCTTCATCTGGGCGAGCGCCCTAGCCATCGACGCTTTCCCGAGGCGCACGTTAATGGTGACCCACCGCGAGTGCGTGAGTCGCTTCAGATCAAAACGGGCTTTGCCGTCATCGAGGTCGGCATTGACGGTGGCTTTGCCGTCGAGCTTGTTGAGCTCGTGCTTGATCTTCTTCTTCTGCTCCTCCGAGAGCTTCGCGTGCACATCCACGTCAGCCTTAATGGCCGCGAGCCTGGCCTTGAGTTCCTTCTCGGCCGCAGGGTCAAGCTTCGCCTTGGCTGGAATGTCAACCTTGAGCTTGTTGATTCGGGCCTGCACCTGTCGGAGCGCCCGCTCATTGAGTGTTAGGCCAGCCTTCACGTCACCGGCCGCACGCTCCACATCCCTCTTCAACTTAGCGATGTCGCCAGGGCGTGTAGAAAGGTTAACTGATGTGCGAATGTTGTCGAGCTTCTCCTGAAGCTTCTTCTTCTGCTCCTCCGACAGGTTCGCGTTAACCTGAATCTCAGACTTGATGTGCTGAATCTTCTTGCGAAGAGCCTCCAGCTGACCTTCCTTAAGGTCTACCTCAGCCTTGAATCGGATATCCGACTTGGCGGCCTCCTTGCGGGCCTTCTCAAGAGACTCCTTATCGAGCTCAACCTCAGCGTTGAACTTGATGTCGAGGTCCTTGACCTGCTTCTGGATTCGCTTCAGGTCCCTTCGGAGCTTCTTAGCGAAGTCAGAAAGGTCAGGGACGACCTTGACGGAAAGCTTACCGACTGTTCCCTTACCGGCCATCCCTAACCTTCCTCACCCTAGCGCAGCAAACAGGGCAGCAACCCCAGCCGTGTCACTCGATGATACCACCGACCCTGTAGCGCCCTTATTGGGGCGCGGCATCATCTCAGACTCCTTCAATGACGCCTTATTGACGGCGGTCGCCTTGACCAACAGGGCCAACCTATCGAGGGCCTCATTCAACCGCTCTGAATCATGCGAGTAACCAAGCCACTCAGTGCCACCCAACTCTTTCGCCCTATACAGGCTCCAAGGCTCATGCGGAAGGCGCTCAAGAAGCTGACTCACGAGAGACACCCGGTAATCACCATGGACGTCAATCCGGTACAGGACCCAGAAATCCGCCGCAGCCTCCGGGTGCCTCTCGAAGAAGTCATCTAGTTCTTGGCGCCTGCGGCTTCCCCCGCGTAAGCCATAACGAGGTTGACGACGTCCTCAAGGTCAGCCTCCTCATAGAACTTGTCCCAGGCATCCAGGTCGGCAATGAAGCCACCAACCTCCAGGGCCTCCATCACGTCAGCCAGGACGGCGAGGAGATTCACGCCATCCGCGCCGTCACCCATGATGGGCTCAAGGACAGACGTGAGTCGCATCCGCTTAGACGGTCGAAGTGCGTGCGGGGCAACGAGGAGCTCATGCCCCTTGAGAGTCGAGAACGCCGGGAGCTTATCGGCCTTCTTCTCAGCCATGAGAGTTTCCTTCCAGTGGGGTGATGGGGTGTTGGAAGGGGCGCCGCCACACACCCCTACATGGCGGCGCCCCTAGTATATCGGCCGTCAGTTGACGGTGAACTGCTTGCCGTCGGAGTCGGCAACGTTGTTCGTGACGACCACGTTCTGGGCGCCAGAAGTCACGCCGCGAGGCACATAGGTGGTGATCTGCGTAGCAGAGTCCTTCTCGAACGCGGCGACCACGTTGCCGAACTTCACCTCTCGAACACCATCGAAGTTGGTTCCAGCGATGACGACCTTCGCGCCGACCGCACCAGAGGCGGGCGTCAGGGTGGCGATGGTCGGCTTCGCAGTACCCACGCCGGTCACTACGCGAGGCTCCAGCATCTGGACTCGAGTCTTCCCGGAGTTCGGGGAGAGCAGGGTGCCTGCGATCTTGACCTCAGTGAATTTGTCCAGAGACAGGGAGGGCATGTTACCGGCGAGGGAGACGCGACGGAACAGGTAGCCAGAGACGATACGTCCATCCTCCACGACAACGAGGATCGCGCGCTCACTGGAGGCATCCAGCTCAATGTCCCAGGCGCGCTTCGCGGCGTCGTAGGTGGAGCCAGGGAACGCCACCTTCATGACGTCCTCACCGAGGTTGACGGCGTTGATCGTGACCTTGTTGGTGACGTCCTCACGGGTGGAGCGCACGCCCTGGCGGTCCCAGGTGCGCTTCGTAGAGGTGTCGCCACCGTCGGACTCGAACTCGATGAGGTTCTCCGAGGAGGTGTCACCGAGCCAGGTCCAGCCGGACGACTCCAGGGTGGTGCCATCACCGAAGGTGTACCCATCCAGGTTGGGGGCCTCAGTGTCGTTATTGGCGTAGTAGACGTGGCCGCGGCCAGCGATCTGAATCTTGCTGTTTCCGAGGTTAGCCATTAGGCTCCCTTCCTGGCCGTCACCTGAAGGGACGAAACCATGTTGATGTAGTCGGCGGTAGTTCCCATGTCCGTTTCCGGCGTGGGTAGCTGAGTCCACTCGAGGTAAGTGGCCCAGCCTTCGGAGGTCACCATTCCTGACCTCCAAGCTTTCTCGATTGCCTGCACGAGCGCGTCGCTCGCGTCGGACACCTCGTCACCATCGGGGCCGGTCATGTACAGGCGGGCCCTGATCTGGGTTACTGCGAACGTCGGCCCCGATGGGTGAATCCGGGAGATGGTCATCTGGACGCGGCACACGAGCTCATTCATGGGGTCATCCACGTCACCGTGAGTGCGCCACACGATACGGGAGAGGATCGGCCACTCAGCCGCACTGGCGGCGGCAGCATCCTGCACATACCGGTAGATGAACGGGAGCGGGGAAACGAACGCCACTAGAACCCCCCATGAGCGTGCACAACACCACGCATGACATTGATGCCGGGCACCCACGTCCTATGCCTAGCGCCCTCGCGCCCCGAACGGCGCCCCTGCGCATCCTGATACACGTAGTGACCGAACTCCAGGGCAGCATCATGGTCCGTGGACGGGGCGATGGACCAGTCCACCTTCCCCTGCTCCAGACTGAACGACGCAACCTGCTCACCCGTCTGAATGTGAGCGGAAGCGGACGCCTCAATCTCGGCGAACACCTTCGCCGCGGCGGCAGCGAACTCCGGCTGACGAGCCACCACAGCGGCAATATCCTCGTGCGTGGCCTCGTTGTCGTACACCTCGATCATCGGGACTCCGTTCCGAGAGTGTCACACCGCACCGACCAGTGGCGAGTCATCGGGGAGGCGTCATAGGTGAGTGGCTCACCGGCCTGCTGGAACGTCTTCCCCACCAGCGAATCGGGACCCTTAATGATCTTCACCCACGAGTGCGGGCCGCCCGGCCACTTCCGGCCCGTACCGAACACCTTCAGGGTGGTCTCATCCGTGAGGTCGCCGCGGATGACGCGATTCTCTGTGGCCTTCAGGGCGTTACCGGCAGACGGCTGCACCAGCACCTTGTCGATGGTGAAGGTCTCCCCCCGCTCGAAGCGGCGCCCCGTGCGCCCCTCCTTGACGACAGCGAGTGTCACCTCCACGACGTGAGGGCCGTTCTCCAGGTAGCGCCCGCGGCGGGGCCGGAACCCTACCACAGTGTCACCTCATCCTCGTCATACACGGGGTGGTCGCCGGCAAAGTCCAGTGCCGAGGGGCCGCGCAGGTACGTGGGGTCAACCGTCAGAGGACCTTCCAGGGCGCCCAGGAGGCGCGTGCGCCGCGCGTACCCGTCCATCTCGGCCCCGGCCACGCCCCAGCCGGACGTGCCAGACTGTAGGGCCTGCCAGTCCCGGTCGGTGATCTCCAGGATGCCGGACGCGACAGCCTGGTTCACGGAGTAGGTGTACGTACCCTCAGTCTCATACTTGTAGAGTCCGCCGCCAGGGGCCCTGAGGACACGGGAGACCGACTCGGCCTCCACCATCCGCATAATGACAGAGAAGCTATAGTCAACGCGACACCGGTTCACAGCATCGGGCATGCGCGACAGGATCAGGGCCTCAGCCCGATCCAGAAGAGCCTGAACCCAGACCCTCTCGTCATCCTCCAGGTACCGCATAAGCGACCCCTGAACATCATCCAGTGTTGCTACCGTCACTTCTCCACCTCCTCAGGAAACCAGGCCACGGGGTGGCCGCCAACCAAAATGCCGACGGCCACCACCCGGGTCACTTGCTGGTGATCTTCACGAACGCGCGAGGGTCACGCAGAACCCAACCGAACTGGGCCTCAGCGAGGATCGCACCCATGTTGCGGTCGAAGAGGTCAACACCGCCGGCACGCTCGGTCGCCTTACGGTAGGTGATGGTCTCAACGAAGCCGAGACGCAGGGCGTCCTTGAAGTCGCCGCCGATGCCAAGAAGCTTCGCGGCGGGAACCTTGGCCTTCTCGTAGCCGGAGACGGCGCGAGAATAGGTGGCCGGGACGCCCAGGACGGTGCCGAACTTCGCGGTGATGTCGGGGGCCTGCTGGTAGAGCGGGCGACCCTGAGCATCCAGGGCGTTCACCAGGTTCGAACGGAACTTCGGGGCGAGGAGGAAGTGGTCGAAACCGAACTCGGCCTCGTCAGCATCATCCAGCACAACCTTGTCGTAGGCGGCGGACAGCTGCTTGGTGAAGTAGCCGGTAGCGGTCGAAGCCAGGTCCAGCTCCTGCACCTTCGTGGTGGAGGTCAGGGCCTCCTTGCCGGTGATGGCGGTACCGGTGTTCGCGTCGATGCCGTGGATGACGGCAGTGTCGATGGCGCGAGCAATGGCCTCACCGAGGGCGCGCTGGATACGCGAGTACTCGCCCAGCGGGTCAGCCTTAGCGGTCTCCTCCGAGTAGAGGATCATCACAGCGGCCTTGACCGGGGTGACCGTCTTGACCTTGCTGGACAGGGTAGCGACCGGCTTCAGGCCACCCTCCTGAACGATACCAGCGGTGGGCTGGCCGACAGGGATCGGAATGGCGGTGCCGTTAATGGAGACCGGGACACTGCCGGCGAGGCCCTGAACGACAGAGCCCTTCATGGCGTTGTCCCAGATGCCCTTTACGACGGTCTTGGGAAACGCGGCCTCATTCCCGGCGTTAGCGCCAAGAATCTTGGATACTGTCTCGATCTTGGCTTCGTTGTCGGGGTTGTACGCGGGTGCAGGCATATGCCCTCCTTACTGGTCTGCGAGGCCGAAGAACCCGAGCGCCTCACTCAGGCCGTCATCCTCGGTCTCAAGGTCTGCATCCACCGCAGGGTCGCGGGGGACTGAAGGCGCGGGCGTAGCGTCTGCCTGCTCGCGCAGCGTGGCGAGGGCGTCTACCTGCTCCTGCCACGAGTCTTTGTCTCCGGTGAGGAATGAGGCGAAGCGGGCCGGAATGTTGGCCTTGGAGAGCAGGCCCTCCTTCTCGGAGAGCTCGGCGGCGGCACGCTCGGCGGCCTCCTTAGCCTCCAGCTTCTCGGTGAGTGCAGCCAGCTGGGCGCGCAGCTCACTCACCTCATCCGAATGAGTCTCCTCATCATCCTTCGGCTCCTCCTCCGCAGGAGTCTCCTCGTCCTTCGCAGAAGCCTCAACGGGGGCCTCCTCAGTGTGCTCGATGGGGTAGTCAGTGGTTGAGATAGGCCCGTCAGTCTCTTCAACGACGGAGGGCTCAGGCGCGGGGGTGTCGCTCATTTGCGCTCCTTCAGCTTCTCCCGGAAGTACTTGTCCATTGCGCGCCTAGCGTCCACTCCATGAAGGTCTTGGTCGCGCACAACCTCATTGTACACACGTTCGAATGCGACCTGCTGTTCCTTTCCTTCCCAGTGCTTGGAAGTGAAAACCGGCACGATACTGCAGAAACAGTTTGAGGTTATGATAGAATTGGCGCTGTACCACCCCTCCGATGTTTGAAGGTTGTAAACATGCCCCGCATACTGCCTGACACTCTTATTGACGAGGCGATCCGCCTCTACCATGAAACCAAGTCGTTCCAAAAGACGGCCGCCATACTCGGCAAAGACCCTGAGTCGCTCCGCCTCTCCCTTCGCCGCAGGGGGGTCGAAGCGTTCCCCAAAGTGGGGCGCGTCAGCCCGAAGCGAGTCGCACCCCCGACCAACCTCCAGGAGGTTTACGAGTCTGGGGAGAGCGTCAACAAGATGGCCGAGATGTTCGGCGTCAGCCGCCCCGTCGTCAATAGGTGGCTCCGAGAAGCCGGACTCCCCATCAGAGGACGCAAGGAGTCCTCGCATCTCCGCTGGGAGCGAGTCTCCGAAGAGGAGATTGAAATGCGCCGCACACAAGCCCGAAAGCGATTCACTGGAAGCAAGCGCACCCCTGAGCAACGCCTCCACGCTGCCGAAACTAGGGCGCGAAAGGCCCTCACCGGAGAGCGTAGTCGCTCCCACCTCGAAACCCTCCTGGGAGGGTGGCTCAATGACCGAGGCGTCTCCTACATTCCCGAGCAGGTTGTCGCGGGCTACAATGTCGACTTCGGAATCGCCCCCGTCGCCGTGGAACTCCTCGGCGGAAACTGGCACGCCGCCAACTCGCGTCGCCCCCACCACGCTAAGCGCACGCACGACATCCTCAATGCTGGGTGGAGCATTATCTTCGCTTGGTCCCAGAGTCAGGTACCCATTTCCGAAGGTGCCGCTGACCAGATTATCTCCCTCTTGGAGGTCGCCAGCGTTAACCCATCCCCTGTCGGTAAGTACTGGGTGGTTAGGGGTGATGGTAAGCTCATGTCCTCCGGCGGTGACGAGGGTGACAATTTCTCCCTCGTAGTACCGTCGATAGCCGACCTTCACGTCCGGCCCTGACACCTTCGTGTCGCCGACCACGCAGTTAGCGTGAAACTTATCCACCCTAAGCCCCGCCGACTCGGACGACTTATAGACCGGGCCGCGAGAAGCGAGCATCGCACAGAAACCGCAGGGGCCATTCTTGTTCGGGTGGGTAACACGAGCAAAAGCGAAGGGGCGTGCGATCAACTCGCCACGGGAATTGCGCCGGTACTTGTCCGGCACGTCGGAGAACACCTTCATGCTGCGGTGGCGCTCCTTAACGAGCTCCTCCTCATCGAGGGTACGAACAGCCTCCTCCACCCTGTCGGCGACCTTCTCGAACGCCTCCTCCAGGCTCATGCGCGGGCGGCGGCGCCCTTCAACCTTCTCCACGTCCTCGACGATCGCCTTCTGAGTACGCTCGGAGAACTCCTCAAGGTCCTTCGCCAGGTCATCCAGGGCCCCCTCAATGAGCTCAATCGAAGACGGGGCAGTATCCACCGCGTCAGCCACCGTTCGGCGCGCAGCGGCCAGCACATGCCCCTCCAGGGTGCGCTCAAGGCGCCTCATCCCCTCCGGAGACTTCAGTGCACCCTGAGTGCCGCGAATCGTGCGGGCGATAGTCTTCGGAGAGTATCCGGGCTGGGGAGGAATCCACGACTCAGGCACCCCAGCCTTGCGAGCCTGCCCCCGCAGGAACAGAGCGGCCGCAGCCCACGCCTGCTTCCGTGCCTGCCACATGAGCGGAGTCAGGAGGTCCCCCACATGCTCCACCGGGGGCGGCTCGGGGAGCCCATCGAACGCCTTGAGCGCATCCTCGGCCCGCCTGCGGAACAGCATGACGATGCCGCGCAGGATGCTATAGAAGAGGGCCTCACTCACCCTTAGGGGCCTCCTCCGTGTCCTCGGGGGCCTCCGGGGCCTCAGGCATATCCAAGCCCGCGTCGGCGTCCATCTTGTCTCCACGGGCCTTCTCGCGGCGCAACTGCTCAGGTGTGAGGTGCAGGAACTCGCGGGCCGTCTCATCACCGATAATGCCCTGACTGTGGGCCTGAAGGGCGTTCGCCATCTGCGCAGACGTGGATGGTGCGGCCGCGTCGCGCCACGTCACCTCAAGAGCCTCCAGCCCCTCCAGTGACATGCCGTTCGCCTGGGCAACAATCCGGCCAACACGCTCCAGGGCGTCACTGAACTGGCGCTGCTTGTTCTCTGCCCGGGCGATGAGTCGGTCCTTCGCCACGCGCAGGGCCTCAGCGCTAGTGGGGTTATTGTCCGAGGACACACCCATCATCGATGGTGGAATACCGGTCATGGCGGACAACTGGAGCGCATAAGACCGGTACGTGTTGATGAACGGGTCCAGCGCCATCCCGGTAAGCTGCTTCACGTCACCACCGGAAGGAATGGCGATCAGGTTACCCATGTACGCCTGCATCTTGTCTGGGTGCTGGGCAAGCATCTCGGCCGCACCGTCACCAACCACGGCACGCATGGGGGAGGAAGCAACCTCCTGCGCCACCTGAAGATTCGTGAGCGTCCTAGAGGCGGCGTCAATGACGGACGTGAGCTCACGCAGATCAGAGCGCCCATACTTGTCGGACAGGCGTGCCCTGTTGAACATGGGGACGATGGACGCCCCCCACTGGTCCTGACGCCCCTGGCCGACACTCTTCCAGTCGTACTTGCCCTTCACGTAGAACTCCACGCCATCGGGCGTGTAATAGGTGGCCCCCACGTTGCCGTCGTCACGGCGGTAAAGGACAACACCCTCCACGACCTCTCCACGGAAGTTGATGCGCACACGGGCATGCTTCGCATCCACGGCCCGAATGGACGCGAACTCGTGCTCATCATCCGGGGGTGCGATCACCCAATAAGCGGCACCAGCACTAATGGCCTCGGCGGCAGCCAGGTTGAACTGGGAATCCATGTCGTTCGCCTGCCACGTCTTCCGCAGAAGCTCAACCACACCAAACTTGTCATCATCCGCGACACGGTACCCATCCGGGATCAGAATCTCAGTGAGGACATCCACCGCCATCTTAGCGAACGGGGCCTGAATCTCCAGAACGCGCGCCTTCGCAGGCAGACTGATACCCACCGCGTCGAGGCGTCGCTTCCCCTCATAGTAGCCCTCATAGGCGATGGGGCGGTAGGCGCCAGACGCGAACTTAGAGATCATCTTCTGGAAGCTCACATGAACACCTTCCACTCACCTCGAGGAGCAGTCAGGTCCGCCCACTCCTTCGAGTTCTTCACATGCCTATACAGCATTCTAGCGCCGATCATGCACACAGCGAGATCGATCTTCTTAGACGACTTCGGGGACTCCTTCTTCACCGACCATCGGCCCTTGAACTCATTCACGCGACAGTTCGACACGTGCTCACCCAGCGCAGAGTCCCCATCGTGGGTGAACGTCTGCTGCTGAATCTCCGTGAACGCCGTCTCAGCCGCCTCAGCGAACTGGTAGGCATGCGACCGCATATCCCAAGCGATAGGGGATGCGGACATGCCGCCACGAACCGCGGGCACGATCAGGCGATCACCGAAGTCCTCAGGCCACGCCGTGCGCGTGAACGACTCCCACTCGCGCACGTCAGCCCAGAACGCGACCACATTATAGGTGTCGAACGCCTTCCGCACCCCAGCATCCACGGCAGCCACATTCACCACACCGAGGGGCTTCTCCGGCTTCCAGTGCCCGATCTTGAAGATGTGCCCATCCTCCATGCAGCACCCCACGAGGGCCGTGTGGTCGTTGGACTTGGAGCCATCGAAGAACATGACGATCCGCTCCCCAGGCTCCACCTTCCGATCAGGCTTACGGAGCTGAGTCCACTCCTCCAGAGTGATCCACGACGCCTCAGCCGCATTCGGACGATTCAGGAAGAAGCGGATAGACCTAGACTCGGGGTACTCCGGGGACCAAATCTGCTCCTTGATCGACTCCAGGTTCACCCACGGGCAGTCCTCATACACATACTCCAGGGCCTTCGTGAGCCCAACCTGCCCCTCCTCCGGCTCGTCCGTTAAAACCGTGTTCGGGGGCGCGATACGCGCATCGTAGAGGATCTTCGTCTTACCGCGCGTGAGACCATCCTCCTGATCGCACCACGCCTCAAAGATCGCCTCAGCCGACGACTGCTCGCCCGGCACCCACGCGTTACAGGTGCCCATGAAGCGGCCACCCATCTTCGCCGCGTTCTGCTGAATCGTCTCCAGCATAGCAGGCCCACCCTGCGCGGGCAGCCAGTGCTCAAGCTCATCCCCCACAACGAATGACACCTCACCACCCTCCATGGAGTGCGCAGAGGACGTCATCTGCTGAAGCTTCCCCCCGCCCGGCGTCTCAATGAACGTCTTCGCCACCTCGAGGTCGTACTTGCGGGCGAGCGACCCCTTCTTCTGGCAGAACGCCCTGACCATGCGGATCGTGTTCTGAGTGTTGTGCGTCAGCACGCCACCCTCAACCTGGAAGAGGTGATCCTCCGTGCCGATCTGAATGCACTGCACCGGGACGCTCGGGATGGGCTCAATCGACTCGATGCGCCGATACGCCGACAGGGTGCGCTGCTCGCGCGGGAGCCTAGCCCTGTGCTGCGCCAGGCGGGCAGCAGGGAACCCCGGCTGCGGAATGAACTTCACTACGCGAGACCCGAAGCCGCCATCGTACACGAAACACTTCTGCCCCAGAGACTCAGCGAGCTCAATGAACGACGTCAAGAGGCTCGCGTTCGTGTTCTTGAACTGCACCTGCCCCTTATCGGTGACAGTCCCGTCGGAGTCAATGAGCCCCTGAAGAAGTGCCAGGCGATCCTCATAGGAGGCGCGCAGGTATGCCTCTGGCACATGCTTATTGCCCAGCACGCCAAGCTCGCGCAGGCGCTCACGGAACGACAGAAGCTTCTGGTCCTTCATTCCCTCCCTGTTTCCTTTGTTGCAGCGGCGACACATCGGGTGGCCAGAGCTGCCCACGACTCGGTTCGGGTCACCTTCAGCATAGGAGTGGCCCCGGGGGCACATCTGCCTGCGGCGACGGATATAGAAGCGCCCGTCATTGGCTTTCTGGAGGTCGGCCTTGATGTCGTCCCACCACTCCAGTTCGCCAGAGAAGATCGCCTCCAGCTCATCGCGGCGACGCCAGTCGAGAGCAATCGTGGACCCGGCGGCATCCCCGTCTCCCAGCCAGTAGCCGAGCATGTAAGGGGAGATCAAGGTCGGAGCACTACCTCCACCTCGGCGCGCAACAAGGGGGATACGCAGGCTGCGCCGCCGACCGCTGTGCAGGTAGGCTCGCATCTCCTCAGTGCTCATTGTCGCCACATCGAAGCGGTCGCCGTGCGAGTGCAGCCGCTCCACTGTCCACCCGTGGGTGGCGTCAGCAACAACAGTCGTTCCATCATCGAAGGCAACCCGATAGCAGTCGTGGCCGGTGAACACGCGAGTCTTGCCAAGCACGGGCGTCGGATTGCCGTCACTGCCGTACACCAGATCACCGACTTCAAGGTCGCCTACCGTGCTCCATCCACCCTCCACGGGAACCTTAGTGTCCAGGGCGAGCGGCTGGCTTTCCGATGTAGCTACGATCTGCACGAGAGGCATGCTCATAGGCTTGGCGCGCACCCCAAACGGCTCATGTCGGTCGAAACCATCGAACCGGCAAGGGCCGAGGAGTTCGAACAGGCACAACGCGGCGGCGAACGGGGAATTATGGGTGACCACCATCGTCTCCCCCACCAGATACAGGCCATCCTCAGCCGCCACAGTGATACAACGAGCATCAACCGGAGGGACCCGGCGGGCATTGACGATGGTTCGCCCGTTCTGGAAGCTCTCCAGCACCCCATCATGGACTCCCTGGGCGCGCAGCTCGTCCTTGTCTACGTCGGGGAGGCGGAGGTTGAAACGCCCTTCCCGAGCCATGGCGCGCACATCGAGAGTGCGGCGCTTGCGTTTCGGGCCGCCGACGAACTCTTCGACAGTGAATAGATGTTCACCAGTAAAGGTCTCTATCGTTCCGTCGGAGAGCTCAACCTCCCACGTATCCCACCGATCGATGGGGTGAGTCTTCGTGACCATGGTCGGCTTCCCAGACGGATGGAACACATAGTCTCCAGGGCGAAGGTCGCCGAACTTCCTCCATCCATTGGGGGTAAGAATGGGTGTGAGCAAGCTTACAGCTTTGCCACTTCCCTTGCTTAACCTTCTAATTCCCTGCCTGTACACAAAGGAACCCTTATGATTCAGGGCGTAGAAGTGAGCAAGGAACTCGATCTGCCTGTCAGTCGGGATGAACGGCTGACCCGCGCGCGGCCCGTTCGGCTGCACAAGGTTGTCCATCATCCATGCGGCAGCATGATACCCGAGGGTCCGCTCAGGGAGCTCAAGGGGGAGCGTGTCTGTTCGCTCCCGGGGCGCGGGGAGCGTCTCGGTCACTTCGCGGCCCGCGCCTTCGCCCACGCCTGCAGAGCCACCACACCGGCGGACTCAGCCTCAGACTCATCTACGCGGTTGATCTCGATCTGCACGCGACGCCGATCTCCCTCGGTGAGGAGGAGGCTGGTGAGCATAGTGTTCACGGCCGCCAGCATCGTCGGAGAGCGTCGATCCTGCATCTTGTAGTTCGACAGGTCATCACAGGTGGAGTAGAGGACAATCCAGTCTGAAGGCTCGTAGTATCGGGTGAACGTGGACTGCTCCACAGCCTTCCACAGCTTCTTCGCAATAGGGTGCCAGTCAGGGTCAGGCTTCGGGGGCTTCACCTGCTCAGCGACCACATTCACGGGCTCCACGCCGCCATCGAGCTTCCTCGCCTGGGTGGTGCGATGCCCTTCAGTGCTGCGCTTCGGGATTGGTCCCTTAACTCCCATCGTCGTCTCCTACAGGTATCCGGGGTGCTTACTCTTCGGCCTTGGGCCGCGAGCCTTATTGCGGCTATTATAGCGGCGCTTTCTTGCCTCGACGGACTGCTGTTGCGTCCTAGCCATGTGGCAGTGCTGGCAGAGGCTCCTCAGGTTATCCGGGACGTGCGGGCCGTCCGGGAAGATGTGGTCCACCTGATTCGCCTTATTGCCACAGAACACGCAAAGACCGCCGTCACGCTTAAGGACCGTGCGCCTGACCTTCTCCCAGTCCTTAGGGAGCTCCTTACGGCGCCTAGACTGCCTACTCCACGCCATCTACTTCGACCCTATGCAGTTCGACGACGGCGCGCACACCATGCCTTGCGAGCAGGTCACTGAGGACACTCTCAACCTTGTTACGAGCGTCAATGAACTCACGGTCAGCCTTATCCTTTAGGTCGTCATCTACTCCCACCCGCTCACACGAGTCACAATAGCGGGCCGCCAAGTACAGCCCCTCTACGGCGATCTCAACCTCAACAGCCAAACTCTCAGGAATCATTCCACTCCCCCAACATGCACATTCGAAATCTGGGCCAGAACATAGAAGCCACCCAACTCCTGCACGAGGCCAGTGATCGCATTCTCAGCGTCGATGCGCGCAGTCAGGTACGCGTCCCAAGCTTCGTCGATGAACGGGTCACCAAGCTCCAGCGACTCGCAATCCTGAAGCTCCATCCACGTCTCTTTAAGTAGACCAAGCTTCGCCTTGAAGGCGTCCACGGCCAGATTGGAGGCGCTGTCACTCATCACAGCACCTCCAATGCGACACTAGAGTCGAAGCCGTACCGGTCACCCACAAACATCTCCAACTGCTCCTCCAGAGCCTCCTGAGCCTCCTGGACACGAATGACCGCCTCATCCTGCTCAGCGTCACGCCTATGGGCCGGAACATCCCACGCCCCACACTGGTCAGCATCATTCAGGGAATCGCGCAGCTCATCCGCAGCACAATCCATGGCAGCCAAAGCCACCTTCTCGTGCACCGACGCAATCCTCTCCACAGCGCTCATCGCACATCCCCCGGATAAGTCATAGACACGCCCTCATTCGAGGGGGAGCCCTCACGAATGTCGAACAGGAACGCCGGCTTAGCATCCTTCCCACCAAAGTAGGCGTGCTGGATCGACAGGTAGTCGCCCGGGTAGACGTACATGTCCTTCTGGCCCTCATTCCTGAAAATCAGGGTTCCATCATTCGTGCGCTCGGGGTGATTATCGCAGAGGATCACGTCAACCTCAGGGGACGCCTTGTCGCCATAGACGAGCAGATACAGCATGGATGCTCCTTTCACCAGATGTTGGATCGCTTACTGGACGGGAGGGGGCAGGGCTCAATGCACGGGTGCCCCATCTCAGCCAGCTCACGGACTGTCGGATATGTCTCCCGAACCTCCTTCGCGCATGCCGAGCACTTCCCCTGACCTGAGTAGAGGCGCGTGCCCGGCCAGTCCTTCACGGATGACCGCGGGGGACGCATCTTCTGGCCGCACGATGAGCACTTGTGCTCGACCGTCCAGTCGATGAGCGCCTTGGGGGTGCATCCCCGCAGTAGCTCCCGGTAGCAGGCGTTGCAGGTTCCTCGCCCGCCGTAGGGCTTGGTGCCTGGGAACTCTTTCGCCGTAGTGCGCGGGGGCCGGTAGGGCTCGCCGCAGTGTGTGCACTTTGGGAACTGGCGGTCGGTGTTGGGGTTGGTCATGGTTGTCCTTTCGGCGGCTGACCTAGGCATTCTACCACAGCAAGGGGCTCTAGGCAAAGGCGAGGCCCGCCGGGCATACGGAGAAGGAAAGGAAACTTCACTCCGACCCATCCGGCGGGCCTCTATCAGCACGACCATCCTACATGCGGCGACGGGGCGAGCGCAACCCACCGGAATCTCCGGACAGTTCGACACCCCAGGTGCACCCGAAGCCACGTAAGCCAATCTGAGAGCCTTTCGCGACCCCGCCCAGGCCAGCACACACACCCACCCCCGTTAGGCCACCCACGAGCCCCCCAGTGGCC